TTGCAGTTACCCAAGTGCCGTTGTAACCATCAGGAACTACGCCTTGAATAACTACCGTTTGGCCGACACCAATGTTATGTGCAGCGCCAGTAGTAATACTTGAATTAGGTGAGCTATAGGTAGGAGTTCCTGTGCTAATAGCAGTGTTGTTTCCGATAACCTCAGTATTAGAAACACTGAACGTTGTAGTAGAGGGTACTGCAGTAATAGTAAAGCTATTGTTAAAGCCAGCACTTACTGCAGTAGCACTTGATAAGCTAGCAGGAGTAGTGGTAGTAGTATTAGCGACATAGAAAGCAGTATCGCTTGCTTTAGTAATTGTGTAGGTTCCGTTGTAAGCCGTAGGAGTTACGCCAGTAATTGTTACTGAGTCTCCAGTCTTAAAGCCATGCTTGTACGTAGTTGTGTACGTAACGTAACCAGCAACCGCAGTAGTACCCTGGTAACCAGGCTTAACAACGCTAGAGGTAGTGCCGTCAATAGTACCTGTAATAGTTGCTGTGTTCTTTAACCCTGAAACCGCAACAGTTTGGCCAACTAGGTAACCATGCTGACTAGTGCCAGTCTTAAAGGTTACGGTAGAGCCATCTGTAGTAAGTGTGCTTAGGGTCTGTACAGTAGATGCGGAAGACGCAGCAACCGTCCTGCTATAAATATCCCCAGCATAAACTTGAGCATCAAACGCACTCATAGTAGTTCCTGCAGAAGTTTCATTTGGGGTATCTACTACAACAAAGCCATCTCCACGGTACTCTGAATACTTAAGTAGCTTTGACCAAGCAGTTATAGAGTATTCTCTGTTAGCTGAGTAATTTGCACCGCTAGTAATTGTTGAAATATCTGGAGCATTAAAGATAAGTGGAGAGATAATACTGTCAAAGTTTGACAGAGTATCTGTAATCTGAGATAAGGTAGATCCCACAATAGCGGTACCATTATCTCCGCCAGCAAGTGTATTAACTACGTGGTTTACCTCAGGAGTAGCAGTTGGAGTACCTGTTACAGAAGTGCTGATGTAAGCTGAAAACGCATTAATAATATCAAGTGCGTAGCGAGCATCTGTAGATGTGAGGCTAAGATCTGTCCATTGTTCAAGAAGGTTTGATCGCAGATCTCCACCCGTTACTAACGGTGGACCATATACGGCAATAGAGAAACGACCTGAAGCGCTTCCATCTAATACCTCAACATATAGGCCTTCACCCCATTTGCCCTTATTAATAGCGGTAACTACAAATGTTCCGCCAGTAACTGTAAAAGTGTATGACGCTGCGGTGGCATTAGAAGCAACTACTCTTTGGATGTAAGCGTTACGGCCGCCATTAGAAAAGAAAGTATACAGGGCAGTACTGGTAGGGTAAGAACTATTTACACCACCAAAGTACTTGACAAAGTCAGACCAGGTAGAGACTAGAGTAGGTACTACAGGTCCCTTTGGCAACTGACCGATAAAAGCAGCAACGGCATCAGTACGTGACTGATTTACCATTCCTTGCTGCTGAACATTTTCCTGGACATAAACACCAGGGCGAGCAAAGCTCATAATTTAACTCCTTAAGTTAATTGGTTATATTCTCGTGGGACCGAATTTTAGCTGTCTTGTGGGACGTCTTCATTTGTTGATTGTGAACCTGAATAGCTAATATTGTCTACAGGATTATCCAAAGCTAATAAGCCTGTGCTTAATATCTCTGAATTAATCCTAATAGAAAAGACATTAACAAACAGCCTTTTTCCCTGTTCAGTCATATCTCTTTTTGCATACCCCATAAGCTCGAGCCTGCGTACAGTGCCGTCTTCTGGAATCTTTAAAACGCCATGTCTAAATGGCATAATCTGCGTTAAAATTGTGGCAATAATTTGGCGGTCATGGTGAGGGTGGCGAGAGTACGCAGTAACTTGATAGTCAATATCTACAGGGATGGGAGTCTCTGTAAGGTACTGTACGTCACTACGTAGAGCATTTCCCTCAGTATCAAACGAGCCGTCTGGCACATAAGGCAAAGTAGTAAAGCCGGAATGTCTTCTATCCCTAGCTTCTGAAATATCTACCATCTCAATAGTTAGATATGGATAAGACTGCTCACGAATTTCAACATCAGGCTGTCTAAACCATACACCTACTGGACGGCTGTTATTAGCTGCGTCGCTAACTTTTACTCGACTCTTTAACAAGGTCTTAAGGGCAGCATCTTCATTAAGTAAAAAGGTCACTTAAATATCTCCATATCCATAATTTCAGTAAAGATTAAGTTTACGTAGTCATCGACATGTGGGTGTAAACGGTTCATAAACCGCAAGATTGCAGCATTTGGTGGGTTATCTAAGTTACCCTGCTCAAGGTTTAATACAGCATCTTCTATATCATCAGAAGGTTGTATAAAAAAATTGTCCCCACCATCATGCTCTACTTTTAATCTACGAGTAATTTCAGTGGGCCAGCCATTTTTATAGGCATAACTGCGAAACTTAGCAGTCATTTGTCTAGCAGAATAATCAGCTGTTTTAATAAGTTTTTGATGCTTTTGCTGTGACGTCACTTCTTTACAGCCTTTAGCAATAACGAAGCTCCTATGAACCCGACTGCTAAAGACTTTAAATTAACCTTATCAGTGCCAGTAAGACCAGCAACAAACTCTCTACGATCAGCGTCGCTTTCCATGCGGGCCAATCTATTAGCAAGGTATAACATCACAATCCTCATTTTCAAGAGGTAGCAGTACTTCAGCAAATCTGGATAAATCCAGCGTCACTACTGAATATACTGCTAAACCCCTCAATAATCTTTACTAACTATTACTTCTTTTTAGCTGGAGCTTTTTTAGCAGGTGCTTTCTTAGCGCTGCAAGAGCAACTACCCTTGCCACACTTAGCGCACTTGCCCTTTGCAGCAAACTTCTTATTAGCCGCTGCTACAGTCTTCATTCCATGCTTATTCTTTGGCTGTCCACAGCCGCATGTTGCACACATATTTAACCATTCTTTCTGTGCCAGTTTTTGGCAGCTTTTATTCCTTGTTGAGTTGTCTTAACTTTACCATTAGATTCTTTAGTCAGGTTAATATCTTTATACTTTCCTGACTTCTTACCTGGGTGATTAACGTGAACGTCGCCATCTTTAGCCTTATAAGCTACGTGCTTTTCGCCATTAATCTGAGCGGATTTAGAGTTCATTACTTGCCCTTAACCTTCTTTAGATTAGGGTTTTTCTTCTTAGCAGCTGCGCTAGCACCGCGGGATCTTGCAGCTAAAATAGCTCCTGCAGCTTTTTCTGATACGCCCTCTTTCTTAGCAATATCTTTTTGTACAGCCTTAAAACCTGGGTGGGCCTTAGACTTTTTCTTTTCTGCCATTAGTTCTCCTAGTTAGCGTATTTGAGGAATTGAGAATCATTGATCATTTCTTCAGGATTTACCTGAGCGGCATCCAACGTAAACAAAGTATATTGATCTGTAATTTGTCCACGAGGGTAGAAATGAGTAGGTCTATATACTTGGTTTCTAAACACTACGCGATCACGCAAGTAGTCGTCAGGAGTAGCGGGCATAGTAGAAAGGTATCTCTCAACATCTTCCATGTTTAGAGTAACCCTTAGAACGTCAGTATTGTAGAAACCGCGCTCATCTTGAGCGGTAACACCTTGGTAAACAGTGACATTAATACAGGGTATGATAATTCCCTGATGCCAAACTCGACCACCAGCTACAGAGCCTACGTCATATACATCATCTACAGAGGTATCTTCAGAATCCCAGCGCCACCACTCTACTTCTTGGCCAACAGTGCGTCGCAAATCCTCGGTAATCCCCGAAAGAATTGAATCTCTTTCAAAAGGAATCCCAAATCTACCGCCTGGTTTGCTAGCTCTCATCTATTAACCTGCAAATATAGTAGCTGGATCTTCAGCAAGTTTGCCTGGAGAAGCTTCTGTGGCAACCCAATTAACCGTTAGTGGGAACCCTAAGTTAATTGAAGATGAGCTTGAATTGTACATATAAATAGTAAACTTGTCTTTACCAATAGTTGCTGCTCGTACCACTAGCCCATAAGCAGTGCCACCACTAATAGTTGCAGTTACAACTGGAATAGTTTTAAAAGCGTTACCGCCTCCACTAACAAAGTTTACAGGAAGGCCAATAGTATGGTTAATTGAGTTACTTTCGGCAGCTAAAGTAAAGGTATCACTATTGGTATTTGGCCATTGAGTTCCTTGAGGAAACACGACTGATCCAGCAATTACTCTCTTATTATTAGAGTCGCCATTTGATCTTACGCTCATGCTTGGGTTTCCGATCCATAAGCGTTAAAGGATACTCCTGCCGTACCGTTTACAACTAACTTATCAAAAGAGTCTAGAGTTAAGCCTAGTGTGTACGAAACCGTCTCGTTAGGCGCAATAGTTGCGTTGTAAACTACATAACTTTCATTTGTAAACGTAGGCAAAGAGGTTGTTGGGCTAGTAGCAGCTCCAAGCTGAACTGCTGCAATAGAGTATGTAGCAGCGGTGCTAGTAGTATTGCACACTGTAATAGTTGATACAATAGTTTGGCAAGTGCTACTAGTTGGGGTTGCTACGTAAAGAACTAGCCCCGTGTTTGTAGAAGCTATTACTTTTTGACCTAATATTTTATAATTTGTAGCCATTAATAGGGCCTTTCCTTAAGAGTCTATATAAACGGTACCCGATTTGGGTCTAAATTTCAGCCTCTAACTTGAAGGCTTGTGCGATCTATGCTGATACTTTTACAGCAATCAGCGTAGCTATCACAATCTTGGGTTGGACACCCAGTTCTGCATGCCATTATTAACTCCAATCTCCTTTATATGTAGTAGTTGAGCTACCTATGGGGCGAAGAGACATGTATGACCCAGCATAAGTGGTAACATTTTGTACGGTAGAGCCTGCTAAAACTTTTAAAACAATAGATGGATTAAAATATCCCGTAGTATCTTTGGTAATAACTACCCCAGAAACTCTAAGAGTAACGTACTTAGAAGTTCCGTATCCATTAACAGGTATTAATTTTTCAAGAACTGGCTTAGATGGATCTGTAAATGAATTTCTAGTATTTGGACCTAAAGCCATTAAACCAATTGAATTATTACCGTTAACAGAGCCTGCTAATGTAGAGGTCATAATAGATTTTACAGTAACACCTAATAATGCATTTGTAGGTAACAAAAAAGTTAATGTCCCATTAGCAGATGCATTACCTGTACTAGATCCGGAATTTCCAATGTACTTTCCTACCCACACAAGATCAAGTTCATAGATAGTAGCTTTTTCTAACTGTACCCCATTAACGTGCCCAAATAGGCCACCTCCATTAGAAATAGATAGATCATTTTGTGTTGAATACCATATCTTAGGAGGTATTGCGTATTTAGCTAATTTACTTTTTGGAATATCACTAAAGTTAGATCCGTCAGCGTTAGCTATTGTTCCTGAAGATGGGAGAGTTACAATAGCGTCCCCAGCAGTTCCTGTAGAAATTAGTGTGATGTTTCCACCAGAAGTTGTTAAATTTCCGCCAAGAATAATCTTATTATTACCATTGTTTACTCCAGTACCTCCAGAAACTCCTGGTATAAGATAGTTAGAAGTGTCTTCAGCGGCATACCCTAATTCATTCCAAGTAAAAAGTTCCCCTGTTACTAAATTTTTTCTACCAATTTTAAATCTACCAGTGTTATTTTCAAGCCCTATTTCTCCCTCTAAAAGTTGAGGGCTAGGGCTTTTAGATACCCAATTAGTAGACGTATCATTTCTAACTACTATCTTTGTTAATCTGCCCACTTTTAACCCCAACTTCCATCATAAGAAGTTCCTGATGCAGCAAATGGGCGAAGGGACATGTAAGAGCCTGCATAAGTAGTAAAAGTACCTATTGTACTAGCGCCAGTAAAATTTAATGTTGGGCTAAAATTACCTGATGCATTAGTAATTAGCATACCTCTAACATTAATAGATACGTACTTTGATGTTCCTGTCGCACTTGGGAGTAAAGTTACTGAAGTATTTGTTTGTCTTGATGTTGGGCCTAACGCAAAAAACCCTACTGAACCAGTGCCTTGTCCCACATCAGTAGCAGTGGAAGTAAATATAGAATACCCTTCAAAACTTACGGTAGACCCTGTAGGTGATGCAAAAGCTAAAGAACAATTTATTGACGATCCTGCTACATACCCCAACCAATTAAATTGAAATTCATAGGTAGTACTAGCGTCTACAGTTACGCCGTTAGTAAGCCCAAATAGATTTCCACCATTAGTACAGTCAGTTTTATCTGCAGCGGCGCAGTACCACAAATAAGGAGAAGTAGCGTATTTACTCAAAGAACTTGATGTTAAAGAATTAGCCGATAAGTTTGATCCGTCAGACTTAGCTAGAACACTAATACCGGGAGGCAAAGTTGCGCTTGTTGTGCCATTAGCGGTTAGTGTGATGTTTCCACCAGAAGTTGTTAAATTTCCGCCAAGAATAATTTTCTTATTACCATTGTCTACTCCAGTGCCACCGTACTGTCCTGTAACAAGACTAGTAATAGTGGCGTTACTTCCTGCGTAAGTAAACCCTTCATCATTCCAATAATAGGGTTGTGTTGTTTGTGTGTTTAAAGTACCAATCTTAAACTTACCCGTGTCTAACTCAAGACCAATTTCTCCAAGAGCAAGTTGTGGATTTACGGAAATCCATTGGCTAGCATAATCTCTTCGTACTTGAATTTGTGTATTTTGTGGCATAATAAATTTCCTAAGAGTTTATGTAAGTAGTTAATGCTTTAATAATATTACTATACATTCTAGTTGCATAGTATAAGTTTCCTCTAGCACTTAGGTGGTTGTCGTTACCTATAAAATAATTGTCGGTACTTGAATTAACCCAACCCTCACTAAAAGGGGACACAGCAAGAATAACATTAGGTGCTTCCAACGCAGCCTCTAAAACAGCAGTATTGTTACGGGCAGCGTCTGCGCCAGATATCATGTTGGATTGTCTAGTGAATACAATAAGAGGGGTACCAGGAAGAGTAGTAGCGTAGTGAGAGTACAGATCTGCAGCCTTTTTTTTAACAGCCGCTGCACCTCCTACACTAGTGGCAAAATCATCGTCATTTGTTGACCCAAGTAAAATAATCAAATCAGGATTAATGTTATCTACAATGGCAGTCCTACTTGACGCTCCCCATTCAACAGCACCCAAAGCAGGGTCTATTCCACCATTAGCATAGCCAGTACCTGGAATAGCACAGCCATACCAATCAGCATTAAGAGACTCTCCTAAAATAGGCGCTAGGTATAAACTTGTATCAGTAACACCGCCAAAACCACCAGCAAGCCATGAACCGTCAATAAAAGCAACTTTATACGGTCTAGGGTCTGTTGCAGTAATAGTGTCAATATTTCTAGCCTCTACACCACCAAAATCCATATTATGTAACATAATACGAACGCGCCTATAGGTTGGGTTTGTAGTGCTGTCATTTGGCCAAGTAACCCTATAAAAATGCTCTCGATTAGCTGTAGTATCCAGTGGGACCACTGCTGGAGTAACTGGTACGCCGTTAACCCATACCCAAATTCTACTAGAATCCTGGTCTACGGATGTTGAAGATTTTGTGTATGGGGCGTTAAATCTAACCGCAAAATCTGAACCATAGTAATCAAACTCTACCCAATATGGCGCTCTTTCTTTGTCTATTTGACTAGTAGAGTTATTTGCATAGTACGTGTTATCTGTAGATTCAAGATTAGTAACATCTTTGGGTACTAAACCAGAGTATGTAAACGCAGTACTGTCCGTGTGATACCTTCGCACGGTAGTACTTGGGTAATCCGTTAAAATTGGGTTAGTTCCAAGACCAGACAGTGTGCAAATAGGTGCTTTAGCTAACGTTAAAGCATATCCATCGTTACCTGCTGAGTAATCTGACGAGTAGCTAGTATTACGAAGTGTAATAGATACTGTTGTATTTACTAGTTGAGTAGCTGTAAAAGTAATTGCTGTAGTTCCAAGTAATGCCAATGTTAAACTAGTGTCAGTTCTAGAAACTACAATAAACCCATTTGTTGAGTTAATAATATTATTATTAGCAGTGCTTCCCGTGTTTGCTCCAGTAATACTGACAACACGACCTACTGCTACATATAAAAATGGATACGGGCTTGCTGCAGTATAGCCTGCAGCAGTTATAGTAAGAGTTGAGGTAGCGGGATTCGAAATATAGGTTAACGTTTTAGTAGATGTAGTGGTAATTGAAACAACGGGAGGAGTTAAAGAAGTCGTAAATAGCTCTTTTGTTTTTTGCGGTGGAACTGCTTTAGAAAGCATTAAAGATAGTTTTGCTTTTTTTGCTGCTAAACCTTTAGCGTCATATCTAGAAGTAAGATCAACTACTCCTATTTGATTGTCAACAGAGGTTACTGGCGAAACTTTGTTTGTCCATTCGTACTGATAATCATTATTATCTTTTTTAGCTAAAACCTCTCCTTGCTTACCTCCAGCAGGAATACCGTATCCTTGTGGGCCTACTTCTCCTGTATCACCTTTATCACCCTTAGGACCAGCGTCTCCTTTTACGCCTTGAGCAACGTATTTCCAAGCACCTTGATTAGGACCATTAGCGTTTGGATCCCAATACTTAATTGAACTCATGCTGATCCTCCATCAATGGCGTTAATGTACTCAATATCATTAGGGTTTACCCACAGTTTAGATACATCCTGTGGTGGGTCAGTAGATACACTTAAATTGTTTACTTGTTGAAGCACAAAACTTGTCCAAGCACCAGCGCCACCATTAGCTGTTTGATCCCAATACTTTAGCGAAGAAGTTTGATCTGCCCAGAGTTGAGTCTTTTCAGGCTCTGCGGTACCAAAATAAACACCAGCAGCACCAGCGGGGCCCGGGGAACCTACAATCATGGTTGCCCAAGCACCATTGCCATTATTGGCAGATTGATTCCAATACTTTAGTGCGGTCATGCTGAACCTCCATCTATTACGCTTATTGCAAATCCATTAACAGTAGCACCAGTAAAATTAAGGGTTGCGTTAGTAAAATTAGTTGTAGCTCCCGTAAAATTAACTCCTGCGTTATTAAATTTTACTGAAGTAACATTACTAAAATCAGCAGAACTAGTACTAGTAAAAGTAACTGCACCTGTAAAACTAGCCGTATTAGTAAAACTAGCGGGACCAGAAAAGCCAATTGTGCTAGTAGTACTATTAAAGCTAGTGGGCCCATAAAAATTAACTGCATTAGTAGTGCTATTAAAACTAGCCGGACCATAAAAATTAACTAAACCCGTGGTGCTATTAAACCTAGCTGGGCCAGCAAAAGTAGCTGTACCACTAAACTGCGGGTCAGTAAATGAACCTCCACCAGAACCAGAGCCACTTATAGAAGTTAAAAGGCTCCATTGATCCGTTCCGTTACCTATTTTAATTGTTTTTGAGGTTGAATCAAACCCAATTTCTCCATCAGATAAAACTGTGGTTGCCGCCCATTGACTAGTGGTTCCTCTACGTACTTTAATAATTGTTTGGGCAGCTGCGTAAGTTCCTCCATCAACCTGACTTAATACTGGAGTAACGCTTGTATCAGCCCATAGCTGGTCAGTGGAAGGTTCAGTTATTCCTATTACTACGCCCTTTGCACCAGTCGGTCCAGTATCACCTTTAGGTAAAACTAGGTTTAGTTGTTGACTCGGAGAAGTACCTGTAATAGTTGCTGCTGCAGTATCTCCACGAGTTACTGTGTTTATAGATAAAATATTCGGCGGTCCGGCAGGTCCTACGTCTCCAACGTTACCTTTATCACCCTTAGGTAAGATTAGGTTTAATTTTTGATCTGGGTAATCCCCTGTAACAGTTGCATCAGCAACAGTACCGCTAGTAACAGTTCCTATTCCTAGTTTGTTTACTGGTCCTGGATCTCCTTTTGGGCCAGCATTTGTAGCCATTTCAACTACTACTGTTTCTAACCCACCCGAAGAGATGTTAATTACTTCAGGACTTCCAGAAGATACACTAACTACCTCAGTATTACCAGAAGATAGATTAATTACATCTTTCATCCTTGCCACCCTGGAGCATAAGGATCGTGGTTTTCATTGGTAACTTGCTCCTCAACAATAACTGCACCCTTAAGATAAGTATGCTCGTAAGTTGGGTCAATGTAATAAGCAGTGGCCGTAGGTATCTTAGACAAGGTTATATTAGTATCTGGATCTTTAATATCCCACCCATTAGTACTAAATACAGAAGTAGTAGTAGAGTTTTCCACATAAAAACTAGTATTATCAAATACAACAATATTATTAAATGTTCCGTTATAGCCATTACTAGTAGTTTTGTTACCTGATTTATCTAAAGTAATTACGTTTTCAATTGTTACCTGAGAACCTGTAGTAAACCCGTGAGCAGATGATGTGGTATAAGTAACATACCCAGTTTTAACAAAAGTTCCTTTATGGCCGGAACTTACGGCTATTGATGTAGTGGAGTTAAGAACTCTAATAGCTTTCTTAGTCATCTGGATATCCCACAAACCACGGCTAGGTAGATTAGACGTTTGATCGCTAGTAAGGGACAAAGTAGCCTTACCGTTAGCATAATCAGTAACTGCTATATTAAACGTAGCAAGTACTAACGTTGCGCCTGAGTAAGAACGAATCTGAGATAATAGGCTGTAATCCGTTAAAGCAAATGGGAAATCAATATCAACCGTAAATGAGTCACCACGGTGTAAGTTAATGTCATAAGTAGGCACGGTACTCTTTGTTTGATCCATGTATGTAGGAAGTGGAATATGTACGCGCTTTGGATAACCGCCATCGTCTAGTTCTTGAGGTAGGTATATAGGCACGTAACGGTTTGTACGCTGAGAAATTCTGCGTAAAGTAGAGATCTCAA